CCATTGAATGCTGTATGCAATCTTTTGGTATCTGCATACCAAATATGCCCGTCAGCTTCCATGTGTATTAGTCGCTGTTCATTGACGAAAAGGAAATATGATTTTGGATTGGTGTGTATTACGATGTGTAGTGTACGATGAAAGTCTTGATGTACGCTGTAGCATTTACGTGGAGTTAGTCGGGCAATACGAGTCCTGCTTACTTTGTATGGTAAGTTCCTTATAAATGATTCCCACCAGGTACCTTTCAACTTTGGATGCATCTCATCAAATTTTGAAAGGTCTTCGCCTCCAGGTATTGCACCTGTTCCTTCATACCAATCATCTATTCCGCCTGTTTGTAAGCATACCTGGTTGCGATCATCAAACGGAACATCGGTCAGCAGGCTCCATGTTTCGGCACGAAGCCTTGTAAGGTCTACAGTCTGTTCCAACTTACGGAACAGGAATATCTCTTCATTTTTTAGGCTCAAATAAGACATTGGTTATCCTAAAATCTCTATTGTCATTTTCATCTAATGTCCAGGCTATTACTTCAGCAACACTAGCCGGAGACATTTTGGCAGCTTCAACATTTGCACCCATTTCAGTTCCTTCTACCCAGCCTGGTCGCAACAACACAATATTAGGATAAGGCGAGCTTGCTTGCAACTGCTTGACTCCTGCATCCAATGCAATTTTATGTATTTGATATAGATTAGAAAAGTTTCTGTACATTTCAGTGATATGGCTTCCTAGTACCACTATAGTTTTATCTTTCCTGCCTCGCCATTTTGACCAAATTCGATATAACATTTCCACGTTGGCAAATCCGGCATTTGCCACAATCATTACTGTGTTATACTGGTCTAGCGCATTTACCACACGTTCTCTGGCAGTAGCCTGCTCCATGTCAAAATTTCCGTCTGATCGACTGAGCCCAGAAACCTGATGGCCATCTGCTTTCATTTTTTCAGATATAGCTTTACCTAGTGCGCCGTTGTGTCCTAATATCAATATTTTTCGCATTACTTTGTTCCTATCAACATGAATCGAGTGTAGCCGCTGCCTGCATCTGTTTTATAAGCGCCTGAATACACTATGTTGCCGAGTCCGGACTGTTGTTCAAACTCTTGTAAATCTTTGCTACATCTAATGTGTTCCTTGCACGAGAAGAAATCGTTGCCTTGTAACACAACTGTAGTTCCTGCTGGAATACGATCGAACCATCTATCGTATGTATCCTGATCAACATGTTCACAGCTGGTATTGATTACCACAGTGGGCGCATGATCGTAATGCCATTCATCCATGCTTGAAGTAAATGCTTTGAATCTCCATTGATTCATTTCATTTGCTTTGTTCATATGATCTGCTACAGGCTCACATTCAGGATCAATGTCAATGCTACGTATGAACTTGATAGGAAATGCGGCAGAATCAAATAGCATCACAGACAGTGACCCGTACCATCCGCCGAAGATGTGTATCACTTGTGATTCAGATCCTTTAAGGATCACGTCATTGAGTTGATCAACAAGCCATGCTTTGCTTTCAATCTGACCTCGCCAGAAGCAATCTAGTATGCGCTGTGTCTTATCTGGAAATTGCCTAAGTGTATCAGCAATCCACAGTATGCTTTCATTGCTGAAATGTTTGTTCATATCGTTCTTTCAACCAGGCGTAATCATTGATCATTTCAATTGTACTGTTGCTCAGTCCGTATTCTTTTCCTGCGTTGGCTCCAGCAAGTATTGCCCTACTATATTCACCGGTAGCAGTTGTGGTCCAGATGTTTAGTTTTTCTTCAGACACGGTGACACTACCATGTGATAGTTTTGCACATTCTCTAAAAGCGCCTCGCCAGGCAGTCCAGTTACTGGCAGCAAATCTGTTTTCGCATGCTACCCAATCAAGTGGCATAATGCAAGAAGAGATACCAGTGGTTACATCCACAGAGCCTACATGATCCAGAGTCAACTGCTTGGGCAACAGCTTGAGTCCGCCGTTACCGTATTTTAGTCCGTTGTAGGGATTGATACTGCTCCAAACAAATACACAATCAGATATTTCTTTATTGTTGTATGGGTATGGCAGATAGATAGTATCAAACCATTCAGCAGTAAAGTTCCAATCATCGTGTATCCATGCATCGCCATCCACTACAAAGAAAGAGCTGGTAGAGCTTTGTTGTGCTGCCGCCTGATGTGCCTGTAGTATGCCTTTGACCCCGTGTATCCTTCTTGCACCAGGTGCAAATTTCAACAGGCGTTGCCAATTGACTTCTGCATCTGGTTCGTCATAACTGATAAAGAATATATCATACATCAGAAGCCATCCACACCTTGTATGACTTGATCTTCTTTAATCATTGGTCCTAGTCTGTTGGGATTGATGTAGCTTTCTTTGAAGAATCTTGAACCATTCTCATCAAGCTCGGCAATTGACAAGTTTGCTTTGGTGCGTAGCTCTGTGCCAAGAAATTTAATATCATTCTTTAGTGTTTCAATATTCCATTGCCAACCTGTGGCTTTGCAGATTTCTTTGCCACCTGCAAAATCAGGTTGAACTGTATTGAACCAATGTTCATCGTGCCATTCAAAGTCACGCACATCAACGTAGTTGAATGTCTTATCAAACAATGTACGCATGGTACCAAGCCGTGCTCCATACATGGCCCATAGACCGTTTTCGGCATCAGCACCAACACTCTGCCAGACCAAAAGTCTACGCAGATTCTTGGGATGCACACGCTGTCGCAGTTCGCCTACGCTGACAGGTATGCCGCCAGCTAGACACATCTTGACTCCTTCTCTGAATCCGGCACGGAAGGCTTGATATGCGCTGCCATTGTTGTATGTCCAGCAGTACACATTGTTCATCTGGTGGTAGTGTATATCCCAACAGAAGTCTACTTGTGCGCTGGCAGCTTCGGCGGCTTCGTGTGTTTTCATGCTCATCACCACACTCTTAGGCCAGAGTTTGATACCGCCATTGCCATATATGAGCCCATTGACTGCATTCTTGCCTGCCCAGCTGATTACATCAGTGGGTCCAACTTTGCTCATGTCCAGTTCAATGTTGAAGAAGTCGTCCCATACCACATTGTCTGCATCTATGGTGATGAATCGTTCAGTGTCACTGAGTGCGGCAGCGGCTTTGTGACAAGCATCGCTCCCCTTGACTCCATGACTGCGTTTGGCCCATGGAGCCTTGGTCAAGAGATCGGCAAAATTTGCATCAGCATTGGGTTCATCGTAGCTGATAAACACGATGTCAAATTCATTAATTGGAGTTAACATACTCAGAGTCCTTCATGTATATCTTAATATACTGGTTACTTGTCAAAAAGTCAAGATTATCAAAGTCTAATCCTTTAAGATGTCCTGTGTCAATTCTAAATGACTTTTTGCTTGAAATCATATCAATTGGTATGTTGATATTGCCAATCAATGCATCTGGGTGCTCACGCTGTGTGATCCAAATTTTAATGTTTGATTGGATGTTGTAGTTTGCTGGATCATTTATTGTGCTATCACATATCAGATGCTCACCGTGCATGCGGAAGTTAAGATGCGCATAGTCTTCTGACCGAGATGCAGGGATCACTCTTGTGCGATTGACACGTACCACTCGTTCAATTTGATTTTCTTGCCAAGTCCACGAGTAGGTACAGAAATTCTTATGGCTAATGACTTCGATATCGTCAAGATTGCACTCGGCCAGCCAGTCTGCTTTTTCTTCCATCAACTCATCATTGGTAATGTCAAATTCAAATGAGTGTTTGGCCAACAGATATCCAGTGTTCTTATCTCTAATAAAGAACTTGATTGCCTGGCGCTGGCTGTGGGCAATCTGATCTTCATTGCCTTTTCTAAACATGTTGATAAATGCATCGTGGTTTACAATCAATTCGCATTTCTTTTGATTCTTATAGAAGCTGAGTGCAAACTGGCTGGAGATATCATGTTCTGCCACATAATCAATAAACTGTAGCTCATGCGTTTCGCCCAATAGGTTCCCCCATTCGGTGATATGCATCAATCTTTTTACTTCTTGCTCCGGGTCATACCCTATCAGATATTCTTTGATTGCAACATCGCCGCTGAGCAGTTCGATACACACATCTGATTCCGATACAATGAAGTTTCCTTCGTCGCTGTGAGAATTTGGTGCAATGCCTGTTATTTTTCCTGTGACACTATCATACCATATGCTAAATTTTTCCACAGCATTCCTAGGGCGAAACAAAAAAGAAATATCTACATCGTCGGTCACAGGCTTATTTTTTCTAGCCATGCTTCAACCTTTGCTATATAGTCACCACTCAAATAAACTAGTCCTTGCTGTCTAAAATTTTCTACTCGTATGTGCGGAGTATCTTTGGTAACCCACCAGATATCAAGCCAGTTGTACCAATCTTTGCTGACCCAGTTGCTGTCTCGAGCAAAATCTCTTCTGCTAAAATTGCGATAGTTGAGTATGTCTGTTTTAGAACATTCATCGTCGTTTGTTTGGCATACAAAGCTAATGACATTGTCTAGTGTCAGTTCTTTCATTGCACCGTCGCTTATTTCTCTACCAATGCTTTGCCAAGCAAGTGAGTATTCTTCAAGGGCTTTGAAAAATGATCTAGACATGTCGTCCTTGTTAAGGAACAGGCACTTGGTACTGATAATGGGCCAGCCATGCTTGGACATTGACTTTTGCGCATTCCATGTCAATGCCGTATCCACATTGTGCTCTCTAAAGTCTAACACACTCTTAGAGATGTATACTCCAGATGTCAAATTACGTGTAACAGCATTATGTATTGGAGTAAATGAAAAAAGATTTTCATCAAGGTACAGTATGCTATCTCCCTGTATCAAAGGCAGCGTTTTAGCCAGGAAGCTGACAGCATTGTCATTTTCTTCTCTTGCTTCATATATGTGATCAAATAGTTTTATGTTAACGCCAAGGTCTTTTGCTGAACCACTCAGCACTAGATTGATTGTGCAATCTTTATTCAGCAGTCTCAGCAGTCGCGTGTTGGCTTCAACTGCACGATATCGATCTTTGATGTTTTCTCCATTGATGACAAACGCAATGTTTAGCATACTGCCTCCATGGCCTTTTCCCAATGTCGCAACAGTCCTCGTTTGTTCATGAAGTGTACGTTTTCATCCTGTATCCTGACTGCAAGATTTTTCCAGTTCTCATGACGATCGTTGCTTAGAAACAACCAACCATTTTTGTCTGCGGCGGCAAGATCATCTTTACCATCCATGTAACGCATTGGCTGGTTGGAAATACGAGATGCCCACTCTTCGCCTGTTTGTCCTGCAAGCAGATGGCAAGCAATACTTACAGCATAGTCGGTGCGGAATAAGGCTCCCGGAAACTTGTAGGTGAACTTGTAGAATTCATAGTTCTCTTTAACATGTTCCCACAGATCAAAGAATAGCTGTGCATGTTCATCTTGCTGCCAGTATACTGCTGTACTCCACCACATCTTGATGCCAAGAGGATGTAGGTGCTGTTCATAATGGTGAGGAGGAAGGCCGCGCAAGTCCATTGCTTCGCCAAACATCGCAACGCTGGAATCAGTGCCAAAAATATGGTCGAGATTGTTGTTACCAATGATGTAGTCTACATCTATCAGCAGGCTTCGCTTGAAAGGAGTTTTGTGGAATACTGAATGCTTGTTGGTGTTAGAGAACTGAGCCTGGAATTGATTCCAAGGACTATCGTAGTGTGTACGAATATTCTTTTCGTGTGCAACATCTTCCACAATGATGTGATCAAATGCCCGCAGAACAAGATCTCTTGGCAAACTCTGTTGCATCCAATCCAGCGTGCCTTTATCGGTCATCAATGCCACCTGGTTATTCATCATGTGTTTCTTTGCACTTAATGCTGCCAATAAAGCCAAACGGATGTAGTCTATTTGCTCATTGTTGTAGGCAAACATGAGGATACCAGTATCCTCATGCGGCTGTGCTTGAGGATTCTGATTGGTCATTGATTGTCTCTGTTTTTTCTACTTCTTGCGGAATGTCTACTATTTTTTCAATGGTTCTAGCACGTTTGATTTTTTCATTTTCAGCGTGTAGAAGATTCATTGCTTTGGCATGTCCATCAACCATTTTCCTGTGCAGTGATGGAATGTCTTTGACCAGTATTGGTTGATCGTTGGAATCGTTAAGAACGTATTGTTCTGTTCCGTTTCTAATGAGGTAATCTAACCAGAGTATTAGCTGTTCTGTTGAACGGAACATACCACCTGAATCGCTTACCAGCTGGATTGCTTCAGCTCGTAAACGTATGTTCTTTTTATGGGTAGCAAGAGTTAGCCGGTAGTTGCTATACTCAATGGCTTCTTTGAGTCTTTGGTCCATGTGTCCTCACGATGATTTATATACGCAGTTATTTATCGCTACGTAATCACCAGGTGAGTATCATGATCCTATAAATTCACCAATCAAGTTAAGTTCTGGCTCTGGGATGATCAATGTGGTGCTGGGGCGCGAGTTATCAACTGGCTTGCGCCTACTGATAAAGCATCGGGTGGTTCCATTTACAACTTTTTCGCCAACTGCATTGTTTGTGTTGTCTAATACAACTCTGAATCGTACCACGTTTTTCGGAGTTCCAACCAGCTTGCTGTATATGCGCATGTAAAGTGGATCTCCATAGCCGCCATAACCACCATAGCCTCCGTATCCGCCATAGCAGCCATATCCGCCATATCCGCCATATCCGCCATAGCATCCACCTGTTTGTATTGTTCCAACCAGCTGATATGAATCACTGGTTAACTGTACAAAAGGCACATTGCCATTGGTATAATGTGCAACGCCGCTAATGCTTAATCCATTAACCCCGTATGATACAATGCCGGCCCTGTAGAACATGTATTGCCAGTCTCTATAGCCTTGCCCGGCGCCATTTCCTGCCATTTCAAAATCCATACGTATAGTGGATCCTGAATTGAAAAAGTGTCTAGCTTCATCGTAATTGGGAAAAATAGCATCAAATGTCAGCACGACTTGGTTGCGCCAATTGGTAGTGCGCGATGCTGTGCCAATTTGTAAAATAGATGCACGTGCTGGACTCAGTGTGTTTGGCACTGTGAGCACATTGGTAGCATAATCATTGATAGCATTATAGTATGCTGTAAGGATCTTTTGATTCTCTGGCAACTGCCTGTCCAATTCAACATTGGCTAATCCTGTGTTTTCTACAGCAATGTTAAGACGATCAATCAACTGGTTGAAAGACTGCGCGGTGATTTTGTCACCTACATCTTTGTTTGTTGTGTTACCGCCGCCCCAGCCGTATTTCAATCGTGTTCGTACCGCTGGGTCCGTGCTGGGCCCTTGGTTACGAAAAAGATCCGCATAGACCTTGTCTACTTTAAGTCTGGCGTCATCGTGTAACTGAGCCAGTATCTTGTCGCCTTTGAGCGCCATAGTTACCTAACTCCAATAGTTGCTTCAACCTTGCCTTCTCCAGATGAATCTTTGTTTCCTAATGCTCTACCAAATACAGCATCAGGATCATCACCTGTTTTCATTGAACGTGCAACGCCTGCAAGTTCGCTGGATACCAGCTTGTCACCTTTTTTAACTTCACCAATCACACGTACAGGTATACGACCTTTAAGTGCAACTGGTACTCTGGTTTCGTTTATGCCAATCCTACTACCAATCAGCAATGCTGGATCAGTTGATACAACACCAAATATATCTGCATCTGCATCAGTTGTTACAACAGTTACTTCAGACTCGCCGCCAATCTTGATCAGTGTGCCGGCCATGTAGTTCTTGTCACTGCGATACATTTCTGCCAAGTCAGCAAACTCTGCTTCAACAGCAATACCACGGAACTTGAAGCCTGTGCGATTTGTCAGCTGTAGGCCTTTGCCAATCTGTGGGAATTCTGCTGTCAGTAGGCCAACAGTATCTTCTAGCTTTTCATCTGGATGTGGAGTATATGGTCCTTCTCCTGAGAAGATTGCCATCAGCTCGCCGCTCATGATGACTTTAATAGCATCATGCAGGATGGAATTCACGTCCTTGATGCGCACAAATTTAATTGTGGTTGCGCCGCTTGGAAAGCCAACTGGTTGATGCTTGGAACCATCCCAGATCCACAACTGCTTGATATCAGTCTGATACCAGAAGTCGCCTACCCTGCGGGTGTTTCCAGTTGGTTGGTTGATCTGCGCTACCAACTGTCCTAGTTCTTTCCAGTTGCCCTGTGAATCGTATACCGAAATACGATTGGTAACTGGATTAAACCATAACTGTCCGGCGATAGGATTTCCAGGAGCTGACGCTGAACTAAAATGTTCCATCATGTGAACCAGGTCTTCAGCGACAATTTCACCGTATCCAGCAAAATTCTTACCTAACAGCTTGATAGATGTACTAGTATCTAGGTCACCATCTGGAATGGTTACTAGTAATGTGCCATTGCTTTTGTTAATGTCGTAAGCCATATGTTATTTCCTCGTTCTCTTATTTAATCAACCTGCACGTATACGCAAGGTGTATATAACTTGCAACAAGCGGTTAGCACTTTTTTGTACTGGGTGGAAGATCACATGTGTGATCAACAACCCTGTACCCAGCGAACCAGATGCGCTTTTTATCTTTAGCCCTAGCTCGTCAAATACGAAAGAACCTTCCATATTTGTAGCAGTATCTTGTACATCTTGCGATGTGCCAGCTAGATTAAACGTAGTGTCACCTGTAATTGGCTCATCATAGTCAATGGTACAAGTTACTATCAAATCAGTGTAGTTCAAGCCATTTACGTGTGTTACGTTTGTCTTGTTTAGATTTGGGTCAGTGTTGTTGACAAAATCATCTTCGTCAACGACTTTGAAAAAAGTAGCATTATAAAGCTGTTCGGCTTGCCCATTGACATTAGGAGGACGATAGCTAACAGCACCAGTGCTATCGATTACTGTTCCACCGTTGCCAAAATGCATTTCGGATACAAAATACCCGGTTGTAAAGTTACCTGCCAACAGGTTAGCAATAGCAACGGAAATGTTTTCAAAGTTAACGGCATTGCGCTTGTTCACAAAGACTTCACCAGAATCTGGATCCCAGATCTTAATGTGTCCTTCAACTAGCGCATCCAAAGTGTCTTTTATCATGCTAAATCCTCTATCTCATATTTATGTGTTGATTACCGTTGTACTTAATCATTTTTTACGCTGGAACAAAATAGCCGCGTCCTTCTTTCAAGAAAACTGCTTCTCGGGTGGTGCTGTTCAACAATGTTAGCGTTTCTTCGTTCCATTGCGGATACAGCGCATTTTGCCAGTTTTTCAGCTCACTAGGTGTAGGAACTTGGTTTTGCTGTCCACCATCGTACACCCTACGACCAACAGTTTGAGGTAGTACAGGTGTTCCTAGTGTACCACGTACCAGTCGCTTGATTGTGTTTCCGTCAATTTCCCAGAACTCAACACGCTCACGAGCGAGCCATACTACTCCTGGCTTGCCGTTTACTGGATCTGGTCGGGTCAATACCGATGCATCATCTAGCTGTATTTCAGTGGCAGTTTCATTTGCTGTTGCTGTGACTGTAGTAGATGCCGCGTTGTTGTATCTGTAAACTGTTGTTCCGCCCAGGATATCCATATGATATCTCCAGGCCACTGTGCTGTTATTTACAATCCTGCCGCTGGCATTGTTTATCACACGTATTTCCACGCTTTCGCCTGGGCTCAACGCTACCATTTCTTCTGGCCAACGATCCCATTCAGGCTGATAGAAAGCATTACCATCTACGATTGCCTGTAGTGCTTCCGGCTGTACACCAAAGCTATGCCCTGCAATGATTGTGTCAATCAATGCTTCGTAGCCTGGCTGTTCCATATCCCACAGATAGTTTTTCATGCGAGACACACGCTCGCCAGTTGCTGGTAGTAATCCTTCTGCTGTGAAGTCAAAATCCCAAGGATTACGATCCCACCCTTCCTGCAAATGCCCAAACGGATGTCCGTCAATGTAGTAGCCTTGCCATGTTTGATCACCATGGCGGCCATAACGCATGACAATTTTACCAGTGTGTGAATCTTCAAACGACACTTCAACATTGTCTTTGATCTGATCTACTTCGGTTTGATTCAATATCTTTGTATGGTATGGCTTGACTTCATTGATGAAGTCTGTCAGAACATTGTCGTCGTTACGCAAATACTCCTTGCGGAAATATGCCGTTGCTGCCAGTGGTTCAGTGCTGACTCGCTCAACGTCAACATAGCTGGACTTTCTGATCCAATGACAAGATGGATTCTGGCGCAGTACTTCTTTTGCCAATGCAAAGAAAACAACATTGTAATGCACTTGAGCTGAATCAACAAACACATCTTCTCTAAGAGCTGTTATGATTTCAAACAGCTCTACAAAAGGATAGGCATCCCAGCGTAGACTATCCCATGGACTCGCATCCCATAAATCCTGCGCCTTGGCCAGATCAAATAATTTCTTGCTCAAGTGTATAGTGCCGTTTTCCTGGAATACCAGCTTCCAGCCATCTACTGATTTTTCCCAGACATTTTTAAGTTGTTGTTCGCCTAGCAATACTTCTACATAGTCCCCGACTTTTGCTGTGCTATAATTGTATAACTCGGTTCCTGTAGTCAATACTGCTACTGGAATCTTGTTGCTATCAAAACTAGAATCTGCGTAGTCAACATAATCCCAGTAGGTAGAAATATCATATGAGAAAGACGGGTCGTTGGTTGCAATGACTCTGCTCAGTCTGTTGTTCCATCCAACAATGGATGTTACATTTACTTTGGCTAATTCTCTATTGGCAACATTTACAAATATACGAATAGCTTCAATACGATCATTTAACCAGCTTTGCTGTGTTGGTCGTATTTCGTTGCCATAACGATTGTACTTGTGCCTGCTGTAATCAGGAACACTCTTTCCTTGTATCTCTGAAATCTTGTCTGCTTCAACTAAGCGGAAATCCCAGAGACGCTGCCATGGTTGTGAAGCAAACGCAACAAAACTACCATCTTCAAATGCCACATCAGATGCCAGGAAGTCTCTAAATGCACGATAGTAATTTCCGTCGTATCTTACAACTGCACCACGGCCATAGTTGGTTCCAATTTGATAATTGCTCACGTCATAGATAGTTTCTGACTGATCTTCGCCAATGATACTGTCTCGCATGCGGATATGCAACCAATCAGACACTGTGGATGTGATGTCATTTTCTTTCATCAACAACCACTGGTCATGTGAGTCACTATTGCCATCAGTTTCGATTCGTAGCACAGCACCTTTTTTACCCAGTAACTTGCCTACACCGCTCAACAATATGGCATTTTTCTGCAATCCAGCAAACCACATCGCACCGCTCACACGTGGATTGCCAACAACCGATGCAATCTGTGTCACATTGAATTTGTTTGATGTCAGCGGAATGCCCGCAGTTGCACGGGTGTAAACCTGTGCCGATGAAATGCTTGTGGATTTTTGTGCTACTGATTGGATATTGGTTCTTGTTGAATATGTGCGATCCATACCCGATACCCAGAAATAGTAGAACGTGCGTAGCACACCCTTCTTGTCTTTTTCTTCACGCTCGCACCAGAAGTATTTGTTTTCTCCGTTGACTGTTTTATGATAAGGTGTACCAGTAACTGATTCAAAGTCAACCAAGAATCCAGTACGTGCTGACTCAACCCATTGTGCAGGAGGGATGACGCTTTTTACCCATTCATATATTTGTACTGTGCTACCTGGGAACTGTTTGCCCCACTGGAATGCTTTTTCTCTAGTCCTGCCTTGATAATAATCATAGTAACGTACAGCACTCAGATCCCACCACACTTCGCCCTGATGTTCGTCAAACCATGCAAATCGAGGACGTACACTATACCCTTCCTGATCCTCTAGGTCTGCATTGGTATAGCTGGCAGGGTCATCATGTTCTTTCCAGTTTATAAATGTGTCTACGTATGCTGGTAATACCCCAGCTGCTGGATCATATGGATTTAGTGTTGCCAGCACAGTATTTGTTTCGTAGTCAACGATTTCAACATTGGTAATACGACTGTGGTCAACAATGTCGCCTAGTGCTCGATCAAATATAAACGGAATGTGATTGAATGTGCCAGCACGTTTACCAAATGAGTTCACAGTATCCAGCAATGCTATCGCATCTGAATCGCGCTTGAGCCTGGATGCATATCCCATTGCTACCATCATTAGTTCTCTCGACGAGAATGGCTTTATGCCTATCATGTGGTATTCAACTAATGGATTTCCGTCGGCATCTTCAGTATCATTTTGCAATGCAAACATACCTGTACCGTTGTAATCCAATAGCACATTCCTGTTGGCATAGATTTTTCCTCTAAAGAACCAGGAGTCTTGTGCAAACAAATACTGATAATCAGTATACGACCAGATTTTCTTTGCAATCTTAGCAAGGTCTAATGTAGTAGCCGAACCGTTGGTTGTTGAATCAACTTCAGCAACAAATGCAATGCACTCGTCGGCAAACATGGTATTGATTGCTGCCGCGGCCAGTGTGCCGCTGGTGTAAATTTTTTCTGCTAATACCCATGCACAGTCATTGAACTGACGGAATATGATTCCGTTCAATGCTTCTGCTACAGTAATTGATGGAAGGTCTGTTGGCAATACTGTTGGCCCAGTCACATTCAATGCTGCCAAGCTGACTGGACAGGTGTCCGTCAATGCAAGGGTGCCAGCATCCAGTTTCATGAATGTGGCAAGCAATATACCGATTGCAAACAACCATGGCATATTTTCTTCGCCACTTGCTTGCCACTGATGTAGCACATTGTCAGCATTAAAATCGTAGAATACCAAGCCTCTGTTGTCAGATGGAATATCATTGTTTGTGAATAAAGAATAATTTCCCTTATAGGTATACGCACTGGGCTCGTTAACACGATCATCAATATAAGCCATCTGACCATTGGCCCATTCGTAGCCTGGATCCAATATACTGGCATTCATTTCGTCTACTGTGTAGAAATGAGTGTGTTTGACTACAAAAAGTTTTCCGTCTGCAGATGTGTTTCCAGGTGGAAATTCTGGAACAACAAAGTCTAGAGGATTATATTTCAACTCAAAGAAGAATGATTCTGTATCTCTGATGGTGGTTACTTTGTAGTATCCGTTGACATCTTTCTTCTCTGTGCTTAGTATCAGTACCCAGTCTCCAACTGACAAGTTATGCTTGACGCCTGGAAGCATTTCACATAATGGATGATAAGGATCGTCAAACGTGCCAGCGCATAGTTCTTTGATACCAAGATTCTTATCCATGGTTTGTAGCACAGTCCAGTCTTTAACATCATTGGACTCTGGTGTTTTGTTTGCTAACCAAATGCTTGGCAAATATAGTTCTTCAATAGCCAACCAATAGACTGGATCAAATGTTGTTTTGGCCAAGTGTGAGTAATTTGCTTTGTACAGCTGACCTTTATATCTCACACGGTCGCCTTCATCGTATGGCAACTTTGTTGACCAGCTTTCAATAGCAGACATTTCTCCAAGTATGTCATCAGCAATGTCAATTTCATACAGCTGATCCACATCCATGAACTTGTAATCAGTTTCTATGCGATCTGGAATACCAGCTTGCGGCAAGTCTGTTTCTCTAACTGATTTTGATCGTATAGGCAACTCAAAGTCACGTGGGTATTTTACCCAACGGCTGTCGTTTGGTCCCAGCAGGTCAATGATGTTATCTGCTGCCTTATCAACGTATGTTTCGTAATAGGTGTTTTCCCTAAATGGCGGTATCACACGCACAGTTATCAGATCCAGTAGTGTCTCTCTAGTGTCTGCGGGGATTTGAATTTCCCATGTGGACTTTTCGCCAGTAGTGCCAAAATCTCCCATACGGAACATCCAATTTTCTCGTACGGTGATACCTGGGGGTACAGACAGTGAGGATGATGACAAGTCGCCTAAAATTCCTTTAGTAAATTTGTCGATGATATTTGGTGTACCTTTTCGTCGCAGGCTTCCTGCTTGGAATTGGTCAATGGTATCTTTACTGAACCCAGCTGCCAGCAATGCATCTTCTGGACGCGATAGTCCCAACTGACTTTTCTTTAGATTGCGTATCCAAGGATTAGAACTACGGTTTTCAACAGTGATATAGTCATCACCAATTTCTCTTGATATAGTGTCAAGATTTGACCCAATACCAGATTCGCCTATCAAGTAACCATGTCCTTCTGGACGACCATTCCAGTTGGTTGTGCGTTTGCCTTGCGCACGTAGTCTAGGAATGATCAATCCAAACAAGTAATCATTGATCTGATCATTGAAAATAGTAGTGTCATTGAAAACAACAGCATGGGTATATTCTTCAAGGCCGCAACGCACAAAGTATATGCCAATGCCTGGGCGGCTCTTGATAGTGGTTTCTTCGTCTTCTCTTACCACTTCAGTGTCTTTGAAATCAATTCGTCGGCTATTTTCATCCAGCAAATAAGTTCTGCTCAAGAACGTGGTGTCAAGACGACCAAAGAATCGTGTGGAATGTGACAACACAAGATTTTGTGCTGCCGGGCTTAGTGCAATTTGAGTATTTGCCTGCCAGCGTGTCTGACTCCAGGTTGCAAACTCCCGTGCGCTATAACTCCAATCAAGGATGTCATCCTGTGTTGGCGCAGTATCCTCAAACTTCCAGCCTTGAGACTCAAGGTAATGTCCATAACCCAACAAGAAGTTGATCACTTCCTGCCTTGTCATCAGCACAGTACCATAGTCAAGATATGATATCACAGTCTCAAAGGTTGTGTACTTTTTATATGTGATACTTCCTACTTCAACTGGTATGCTTGGGCCGCCGGCCTTTACTGCATAGTAAGGAAAATAAGTTGATATGTTATCAAAACCCTGGATCCTATATCCGCCTGCATCATCTACGATCACCTTGACACCGCTGTAGGTTAGCACAACGCTGGGGCTGGTATTTTTCAAGCTGATCGCATAATCTTCTTGTGGAATACGATTGCCTTTTTCTTGTTCAATTAAAATATCTGCCACGAAGTCCAAGCTGGTCGCATCAAGGAATCCATTGGCAGTCCATTGCAACCTACTCTTGACATTACGGATCTCACTGATAATACTTTGCAAAACGTCCGCGCTTAGACTGGATGCTAATTCACTGATCAGCATGCCAAATCCTGGTACAATGTCTGCGCTTGTTTCTCTATGTTGATTTGCTGTGGCCCATGCTACTATCTTTTGATTGGTTCTATCAACATTGAGTGTGTTATCAAGTATGCCTGGAACAAGCCTAGGGCCTTCCCATACTGATTCCAAATACTCTGGGCCACCAGATAGCAATAGCCAATTTGCATAAGAGAACGCAAACTCACTGCTTCTACGCCATGCAAGTTCCTGTGTGCCGATGTTGCCAAATGTCCAATCATCGATTGTTGCATCACTAGTAGTAATAGTGGTCTCGTCATACCAACCAGCCGCAACTGGATTGCGTAGCGTTCCGTCGGTATCTACTGGCAAGAAAGGTGCATCAGGTCCTGTCAGATATTCTATATCATGCTTGATAGAACTGTTTGTATCAACATCTGGAAATGGCGTGTTGCTCCTATTGCCAATGGTCAATGCCGCAATCAATCTGACTCGTTTAACAGGATCAGTCCAGCTGTACATCGAATCCCAGTTGCTTGGCTTGCGAGCAAACCCCAGCATTTCCCAAGGATGTGTGTCTGGTCGGTCCGTGCCATACACATGTCGATATATGTCTCTCCAGCTGCCATAACGATTTCCATCAACAGCATCAAATACAGAATAGTTATATGTCAGTGGGCGGCCAATTATATGACCAAGGTTTGGTGTTTCCACAATCTTGTGCTCGTTTGACCATGTTAGCCAAGCATCTTCAAGATAAGAGTTCAGTTCTGCTCTGTTATACCAAGTCTGACGCATCTTTCGAGGCTGGTGCTTGGCCAATAATATCTCTGCACGTTCGCCACGTGCTTTACCAATGCTACTGGCAACACGACGCTCAAATTCCAGCAACATGTCATCGCGGAAGTCACCCCAGGCTGGTGTCAAACTGCCATCGTGTCCTTGGATGAATAACACGTCTGGCCCTTGATATGTGGTATCAGTGTAGTACTCAGGATGATACCATGGTGTGATGCCCATCTTGGCAGGTGTTGGCGGTACATAACTCACACGTGTTTTCTTGAATACACAGATCTTGAACTGGCACGGAGTGTCAAACTCTGCAGAAATATGCACAGTCTTTGCGGTCTGGTCAATGTCGTAATCTTTTGTGTATGTTAGTATGCGCCAGGCTGTGTCATTGTAATTCTTATAGTAAACGTACACATGATCTGTTGATATTTCGCCAAGCTCTGCTGTACTTGGTATCTCGCACTCATAATCCACAAAAGAAGCAGCCAGGCCGCCATTTAATATGATAATTGGTGGAGTAGGGTCGGCGTCTTCACCGTCAACAATATCAACCACTGTTGGATCTGTATCGTCACCATCAATCTCCAACTGCGCCGTGGAATCAGCAAAGGTGTAGATTTTTTCAGCGTCAGGTGTACCCCACATGACCATGTGGCTGTGTGCATATCTAAATGATTCGTTTCGTCCCACAAATATGTCTGACAATGCTTTGTCAACGGATGCCTGTACATTTGAAATATCTTGGTCCAGGTATAGTCTTTCAATTTTTTGTATGAACTTCAATTTGAAATTAGCATAGGCTTTTCTGGCATCTTCCAGCAAGGGAAATGCTGAACCTGTTTCGCCCGAGCGCATCATCCAGAAGTATCTATTGGCAGGGGAGTCATGCAATAGTATGTTGTTGCCCGGCGATGTTCTGGTTTCTGTAAACATCCAGTCGTTATCACCAAATGAATTGTTGTACCCTTCGGCTTCGGCAAATCTAGGATATTGCGAATTTGCATGGTAGGTATCTACAACAAATCGCGGAATCAATGTCTTGGCGATTGACGAACGGAAATGTTCAAAGAACTGGCCGTAAGATCCTTTCGATACTATTTCATTGTATGGATTTTTAGACAAGTTTGAAATGTCAACATTGCGATTAACTGATGTCAGCATGCTGCCGTTAGTAACCACGTCAACAATATCTCCGGATGCAAGCCCAAGTACTTTTATGCCTAGCACAGGTGTGGTGTATGCATCTACACCGCCTTCATATGCTATTCTCCACTGGCTGGGGTCTTGTTCTTTGCCATTTACCAGCACACGTGGATGTCGGATGTCATCACGACGCCTACCAACCACGCGAGCTATGTTATATCTTCCTTCTCCAATTCGCCATTTGATTATGTAATCTCCTGGGCGGCAGTCTTGTGGATCATAAGATACTTTTTCATCAAACAAACTGGCAGGTAGTGGCACTTCAACATCAGTGGTATCAATGAACACAACTCCGCGCTGGTTTGCCACACGCAATCTACGTCCTGTATAGTTAAAGATTTTACCATTTTTTATCTTTGAAACGATGATGTCATCATACCACTCTTGCGCCGGACGATCTGAATACACTTCTTCCACTAGGTAATCTTTGTAACCATCTGTGCTCAATGTCATTGGCATGGCGATGTTCCAGGTGTATGTTGGATCAAATACCCATTGTTCGCCGATCAATGACAAAGTGCCAGAGCTATCAATTATGTCATCTGTGACTGTGACCGAGTACTCTTTCTTGACAGAAAAACACTCGCTGATGGGTTCCCATCCAGCATTGTACTTCCAAATTGGATCAATTACTTTGTCAATGTTCCATTCTCTAAAGTAACTGAAAGAACTGATATCTCTAAGAGCATTGACCGGTACGCCTTCACTTCTTTTGTAGATCTCAGCAATGTAGTTGGTAAAAGATATTGCACCAATGTTGTTGGCCAGACTATTCTTGTAACTGCTATCATATGCAATCGACAGATTTAATTCTCGGTCGTATGTGGTTCCTTTGGTATAGCCAAATATTTGGCTACCGCTGAATGCCGCAACATCATACTGTTCAATCGGGGTTCCGTTACCATCAAACAATCTAAACAGTGGTGCTTGTCCCCTGACTTCTAGTTGCTGGGCTTTTACCCAAGATGTACCGTTATACCAATATGTCAGACCAAAATTTGGTCCATCTAATACCAATACAGATGCACCTGTTACAGGCGCCGCGTCACTGGCAGGTATGAACTCAACTCCAAAGTCAACTCCGGTAGCAATGAATGTTTTATTCTTGATCGCTGGGTCGCCGCCAAGGAATATCACTCTTGCATTTTCTGGTACAGGTACTCCGTCAATTACCGGGTTCACTATGCCATTGAGGCCGTTCAATGAGCTAACACTATCAGTTAACAATGTCACATGCTTCTTGCCAAGGTGGCCGTGATTCCACATGTCTATGTCAGAATAAAACTCAACGATTGGCCTTGCGGCACGATCGTTGATGTTCAATACATCACCATCAGCGATGTCCAAGAACCTGGCTACTTCAAACGCAGTTTGCTCATGTATCCAGCGATTCGTACGACTCCATACATTGTAGTTGGCGCTACCCATTGCAATGGTAACATATTGCTTTCCGCCTGGTGTTAACACATCTGTGTCCCAGCGATTCCTGTCCCAATTCTTGTTGTCCCATGGTAGTGGCGCAAGTATGGAAATCAAGCTCAACGGATTTGCATATAGCTCAAATGGCAGTAGCTTGATACTTGATCCAACCCCAGACACGATATAATACTTTGGATCCGTGCTGTCGGATGGAATAGTTAGATACTCAGTTGACTCTTCCCATATTCCTAGATCTCTCTGTACGAAATATATTTTCATACCATTGCGCAATGTCAGCTTGCGGCCATTGGCTTGAGTGTTTGTGACATAGTAGGCTTTGCCTACTATATCTGTGCCGATGTTGACTATGTCCAGTTCGCCATCATCGTTGCGCCCTGCTTCTAGTGCAATGGTTGGTAGATCAAACGGAAGCCAATAATAGTTCTGGAAATTTACAAACTTGTCTGGATCAATCTTGGGGGAAAAACCATAGGTTTTTCCAGTGAGCTGTTTTGCATCCTTGAGAGGAATATTTTCTCTGACGGTGAGTTCTTCTCTGATGTCAACTATGTCACCTACCACTTCGCCAGCTGTAATTCCCATCTCATAACGATTGCCGTTAGTTAGGTATATATCTGAGGCTCGTCGTAGTTTGCCATTAGCACTACCAATGTATCCATCAAACGATTCCAGCGTGCCTTTGCTGGTCAGGTCTCCCAACAAAGCATTGATATACTTTTTGTTACGAGTTGTCCTGTGTACACCTGGCAGTAGACCAGATACGTTTACAGTCGCTGGCGGCACCTTACTACTACCTGGATAGGTTTGATAAGACGTTGTTATCTTTTTATTTTTGCTAGCCATGTCAGTTGTTAACCCTGATGTTTGTTTCTGTAATCGAAGAAATAATTTCTATGTTATCTGCGGTAGCAACATGATAAAATATTTCATCTTCGTTTGGTGTGATCTGGAATAGGTTACCAAATCTTGCTGCTTCTACTGTTGGCACAATGACCACGCTGGCAATATTGCCCGACAACTGTTTATGTATGAATGCTGCCAACTCAGTATAATAAAATGTCTCACCAAATTCCCAATTACTTGGAAGGAAGTACTCATCCATTGCTTTGAGTATGCGACTCTTTATTTCGTTATCACTGATCCTGGCGCCAGACATCTTTACCACTTTGAGAGTAGCACGATATCTGCTGTCTGCCAGCTCACCGAATAAATTCAAGAACTTTCCTGAGTGATAAATGATTTCATCGCTCACGCTCTTGTGTGAATTTAATGTCAAGAAACGCTGTATAAGATCATCGCTGGTTGGTTTTTCTGGCTCTGATGTTGGTGTGCCACCTGCATTGATCCACTCTCTATAGAGATTGTAGTAGCCTTCTAATAGAACATAAGTGTCTATCACGTTGGTAGGCGATGGATCAATGATCTGCTTGCGAGATGCCACATGGTGCCAATGGAATCGCAATCCAGATCTTCCAGTAACAACACGGCTGACGGGATAAAGTGCAGGATCCACAGGCATTTCAAATCGCAGACCTCCTTCTTCTCTCCAGCCCAGGCTGATAGTTCGATTGCCCACAAGGTCCTCAAAAGCATAGGGATTTTCAGGCAAAAAGTCGGTGTCAACATCGGCCAATGTACATTGTACCTTTGTGGGATCAGTATAACCATCTTCGTAACGATAATATCTGCTCAGTCTGAACAACTGTTCTTCTTCGAGATACTGTGTTGCATCGTTGGGTTTCTTGTTATTCAAATATTTGATAGTGTCGTTAGAGTTATCTGCCTTGGTACTGCCCAGTGTGTTCACAAAGTTTTCATTGTAAAAACGCACTTTCCTATCGCTGCCTGCGATAATAGAAGTCACACGTTGCTTGACTACAAACCTATCTCCTTCATAGGTAACATACATCAACCAGCTGGAGTCTAAGCCAAGTCCGGCAGTACTACCGGCATTTGCCAAACTAAAGTCATTTGTACTGATGTTGTCAGCATTGATGATCCTGAAAGAATAATTTGTATAGTCGTATGCAATTCCAAAAGTCTGGAAGTTACCAAGCAATGATTTTAGCGTTTCTTTGAATGCCGTTGTAAATGTTTTTACGTAAGCTGGAATTAGTCTACGTATGCTAGCACCGTCGCTTACCACTTTGTTCAATATAACAACACCTTCTCCGTTGGGCTTTAGTCCTGTGCTGATACCATATTCGTCCTGTACACCGAGACCGTTGCCGTAGATCCGTCCCAGCGGTACCCAGCGCAATCCATTCACAGGATCAGAGTCATCTTCTAACAGCATCACAGCACCTTGACGTATTTGTTTGTAGACTGGGTCAGCTGATGCACCACCGATCCTAATAATTGCATCCAGGTCAAGTCCAAAACTATTGGTAAAGAACCCATGGCAATAATTTGTACCTCTGCCTACCCTGTTGAAATATGCTGGCTTGTTGGCAAAAGAAATATTTGGATAGTTCTTGTAGTAAAAGTTGATCAAGTCTTGGTCTGACAGCATTGCCTCAATGTCACTGATGATATCAATCACACGCTTGTTACCACGCGGATATGGATACTCATGGCGTACTGCATTGTCTTCTCTATAGACAAAACCATCTGTGCCAAATACATCAAGATCATTGTAGGTTCCAGTTGGATCCTTGTCCTGGATGTATCTGCTCATGCCGCTGTGTATGCGGTTGATACTTTTGATCTTCAAGATTCCTGGACTGGCCGTCATTGGATAGCTAGCATAATCCTGCCCAGTTACCATACGGTCTTGTGCATAGTAGTATGCTGGTGCTTTTGTGCGCACATCCTCAATGCTGTCAGCCATTTCAGCATTGGAAATTGTATAGTCGAGATCGCATGTTAGTGTCAGTGTATGCGCTTGATTTGACTTGCTGATATAAGGTATACCAAATGTCAATGCTTTCATGGACGATGGTTTAATAGTATACGATAGTCCGTTACCAACTCTTACGATAACTCTTATCAATCCGGTGGGTATGTTACCAAATTTACCGTCGGCAAATTTAATGCTGACAGCATCATTGTTTCCGGTCAGTACTTCGTATATGTTGCGCTCTTCATTGCCAAGATCATTGATATAGAGATTGCTACCATTGGTAGATGGCACACGCTGCCAATGTGCTAATACTTCTCCAGTGTCATTGATGCTCTGCACCCAGATATCATTTTCAGTCACGTTGCTTGCTGGAATATCTATAACACGATTGATCAGAGGAGAATCGATGATGTAGTCGTAACGAGCAAGTGTTCCTTGCTTGAACATCATAAAGAAGCCAGTGTTTGGAGATAGATTACCTAGTCCGTCATTTTTATAGATGACGTTAAATGGTCCTGATTGTGTGGGCGTGTTTTCTTCGATGCTGCCGCCGTCAAGCAATCTAGCACATAGTAGTTCAAAGTCCATGGAGTTTCCTCCAACATTGGAATTGAATCCAATTGACGGAAAGTCAGCGAATGTAGATGAAAATCCGTACTGTGCAATCTGTCCACCTGCTGATGTATACACAACTTCTGGTGTACCAAATTGCGTAGCAGAGTTGAGTGCTGTGTTCATCACAATCACAAATTTTTCATATGCATCGGTATCTGTTGTGGCAGTCCAGTAAACCGTCTGACGTGCCAGATCATTGCCCAGGCTGTCTAGTACTGTTTCACTTGTGCTTGCGCTTTTTATTTTTAGATAGCCAACTGCATTGCGACTGCGACGCGGCTGATAGCTCAACTGTCGTGCCAGTTTAAGGATGCTGTCACGACGTTCTGCGGTGTCAAGAAATGCTTCGCGGCTGTTCAAATCATTGCGGAAGCTAAGGTTCTGTCCTACGAATGCGATCAAGTCAATCAGCGCAACAAACTCTGAGCTTTGGATATAGTCGTTGAAATCTTCTGGATAGTTGCGCTTGATGATATCCAGCATTGCTGTTCTAAGGGTGTCAAAATCGTAACTCTTAAATTCAGCATTGCGGAAACTCTGCGCAACGACCTTCCAGTCTTCCGCGGCAAAGAGTTTGCTTTGTCTGATTGCATCACTCATGGATTGTTTCCTTTAGTATTTGTCTCGAACGCTACAGTTAGCGTTTCTTCTGATGTGGTTGGAACATAAGTCAACAGCATATCTATGTATATTGCTTGTCCGTTGGTATCATTGCGAAGCTGTGCTTCCTTTAGTTTCCAACGGGGATCTTGCCCTACAATACGCTGTGTGTCAGCAAAAATTATTTCTTGGTTGTCTTCAGTCATGGGCTCAAATAAGATATCCCAGATAACGCTACCATAAAGGGGGGCCATAAGGCGCTCGCCCTTGCGGGTATAAAAATGATTCAACAGGTCTCGGCGTGCTAGCTCTTTGTCAAAAAGAGCGGGCTCGCTAAACTCTCCTGCTAAACTAGAATAACCTTTGAATGTTGCCATGTTGGTAGTCTGTTTCCTTCACTACCTATTTATTGGCGAGAAAAACCGAGTGGTTAATGCAAAATCTTACTCTGCGTGGTGTCTACGCCTATCAGTATGTTCTTCTCGATTTCTTCAAGCAGTTTGGGGATATCAGCTGAATCAGATACCGATTGTACCAGCGCAATCAATATTGAACGTAGCATTTTTACGTTTGATTGTGTGGAAGCTTCCGGTGGGCAGTAAACTTCAATCCCACCATTTGGCTTCAATACCAATGCACAGTCTTCGTACTCAATTTCCATGTTTATCATGACATGCTCCTCTGCTTATAGTCTTAATTATCTGCAGAGGAGTATGAGTTCTAAGCGGCTTTCTCATTGTACTCTACACCAATGTACTCAGCCCATGCCGGGTCTTTCATGGTGAATTTCACATGCGCACGTGCCTTGCGAGCCATTTCCCAGTAGTTGGGCTGTGCAGGAGTCTTGCGTGGAGTGACTAGGTCAGCACCCTTCATGAAGTTGCACGAAGTACATGCTGTGACCACGTTGTCCCAGTCCAGCTTGCCGCCAAGACTCTTAGGAACCACATGATCCAGTGTTAGATCATCCACGCTGAATTCTGAACCGCAATATTGGCAGGTGTACTCATCCCGAAGGTACACCATTTTACGGTTGAAATTCACACCCAGCTGAGGCATTATGTAATCTTTGGTTATCACGATACTGGGCACAGGTAGCACTAGCTTTTGGCTTCGTACAAACCAGTCGTCGTGGTTTTTGATCACGACGACTTTGTCTAGCCACAATGCCTTGACAGCATCTTGCCAGGTCAATGTAGATGGGGGCAACATTCTCAGTGGCCGCCCATCCTGGTTTAACAACAATGTATCGCTCAAAATTCTACCCTACGTTTTATATACGCTATATTAGTAGAGTATAGCGTATTATCTTACTACTGTCGACCTTGATTGCATTGTATTTTTTCGATTGTATTGACCCATCATGCCCATTACTTTGCGAACCAACTTTGGATGCGCATTTCTGAACGCTTTGGCTGCTGCCTGGCTTTCCCAACGTGTTTCTGTTGTGACTGTCAATTTGTCGTCGCTTAGTGTGCGAGACATGCCCTGGAAACCTGGGGCGTTTTTGCGAAGTTCAAAAAACCTCTGGAACTCTGGATTTGCGCGAAGGCGCGGAGATCCAAGTGCGAAAGGACGATTTGCATTTGCGCGAGTCGTTACTCTCTTTATGACGTATGCCATGTTATTTCTCCTAAATTGGACTTTCGAGTCCATGTGTATTTATGGGTGTTTTTGATAATACCGATAAGTTGTTGTTTTTACACAACATTTTAGAGGTTGACAAGGATCCAAAATGTGCTATAATAATGGTACGTTAACACACAGAGGATCCAATATGCCTTGCTACAAAATCATTGATGAGCTGTCGCTTACCAGCTCAAAGCTGGCCAAAGAAGCCATTGTGCTACGCGAAGCTGAAGCAGGTAACGCTGAACTGTTTGATGGGTTCCGTATGGCATATGACCCAATGATCACATTTGGCGTCAAGCAGATCCCTGAAAAACTCACACCCAACCAGACTGGCACTTTTACGTTTGCAGATTTTTGTGAGCTTGCACGTAAGTTGAGCCAGCGCGAACTCACTGGCAATGCCGCAAAAGAAGCCTTGGATGCGGCTGTGGTGCGTTCTACTGTGGCTGACTGGAATGGCTGGTATCGACGCATCTTGCTCAAGGACATGCGCTGTGGTGCTACTGAAGGTACTATCAATCGTGTCACTGCCAAGAAGTTTTCCAAGTTTTCCATTCCGTTGTTTGAGTGCCAGCTGGCACATGACGGTGCCAATCATGAGAGCAAGGTAAGCGGCAACAAGCTGATTGAAGTCAAGCTAGACGGGGTGCGTGTGCTCACTGTGGTTTACCCAGATGGGCGTGTGGATCAGTTCAGTCGCAATGGCAAGGAGCTTGTGAACTTTCCGCACATCAAAGAACAGTTTGCTAGCATTGCTGGCGCATTAAGTGAGCCCACTGTGTTTGATGGCGAGGTGATGAGCTCCAGCTTCCAGGACCTTATGCGCCAGGTACATCGTAAGAGTGATGTCAATGCACAGGATGCTATCTTGTACTTGTTTGACTGGTTACCGCTGGCTGATTTCCATCAGGGCAAGAGCGAGGTTGCGCAGTTGAATCGTAGCAACATGCTCAAAGAGTTTGTTGACAAGTTTGATCTGCCCAATGTACGCACCCTGGGATATGAGCATGTGAATCTTGCCAGCCCTGGAGGTATTGCACGTTTCCGCGAGATCAATGCCAAAGCCATTGCTGATGGTTATGAAGGCATCATGATCAAAGATCCTGCGGCACCATATGAGTGCAAACGCTCTGTGGCCTGGCTCAAGCAAAAACCCTTTATTGAGGTCAGCCTCAAAGTGATAGATATAGAAGAAGGTACCGGCAAGAACGTAGGACGTCTTGGAGCCCTGGTGCTTGAAGGAGTTGATGATGGCAAGACTATCAAGACGAATTGTGGTAGTGGATTTAGTGATGACCTACGTGATGCTGTCTGGGCCGATCGTGTTAAAGTTCTTGGCCACTTGGTAGAAGTACGTGCCGACGCTGTGACACAGAACCAAGACGGCTCTTACAGCCTGCGCTTTCCACGGTTCAAAGGCTTCCGCGGTTTTGAAGCAGGAGAAAAGATCTAATTTGGCATACAACAATACCAGCAAGTGGTGGGAATTCGAAAGAGACCTGCCACTGAGGATAAAGATCCGCGAGCACTCAATTCCTCCCTTCAAGGGGAGGTTCGTGCATGTGCTGACTATTATAGCCATGGACGTGGATGATCCACAGGATGTCATATCCAATGGCATCCACTCATCTTGGGTCGGAGAATTTATTAGAAGCGAGGATGTTGTAGAAGTCTGGATAGCCGCACATCGCGATCCTTTTACACTTGACCGTCGTGTGAAAATTGCGTTGTTTGTCACACGAGAGCAGGAGTTTGTGCTACGTTTGCAACATACACACGAACTACCTGACCCTCATACTATTTGATTATCCTGTACCGCCACCCATTGAACGCTTGGCGGCATCGGCTACAGCGGTTCTTGGATCACCGCTGTACTGGAACAACAATCTTCTAGCCTGGGCCGCAGTAACTTCGTTCATACCAGTGCTTGGACCCGAGCTTCCAACTCGACCTTGCCATCCTCGGTTTCCGTTGTATCCGCCTGGGTTTCTTAAGCCCTGAGCAAGTGACCTGATCCCTTCAATCACACGTTCTTCTCTTATCTTCGCTGATCCTTTGCTGACAATGTATTTTGGATAGCATCCATTGGCAATCAACTGTGCTTCTAGATTACGCCGAGAAGCTTCGCCAGGGTGACTACGTACCAGCTGTGCAATTCCATTCCAATTTTTCTGGCTGACCAGCTGTCTTAAAGGACCCATGTCTCTGCCGCCTGCAACACCGGGTTGTCTACCTCCGCCATTTTGATACCAGAAGCTTGCTAATCCGTTGAACACATTCTGTGGTACGGGACCACCTATGTTCCTTGCAAATTGGCCTTGGTTGGCTTGTATATATTCATTGATCAATGTCCAGGCTTCGTCTTCTGTCAATCCGCCATTCACATCAATGGCTTTCTTGTATGCCCAATGATTTTGATCGCGCATGCTGAAACCATAACCAATTGATGCCCATACAGTAGGATCAAGGTAGGCCACGCCCCTATATGCTTCAAATGTCATGATTAACAATGTTCCGTATATGTCAACGCTTGAAGCATCAGTAGTTGGTCCCTTTTCGCAACTTGTATCTGATGATGGACGAGGTGGTACTTCACCGGCATTCCTGGAAGGATCATATCCTGGTTGTGTTGATGCGTTACCTGTGCCAGCTGGCGCCTTTCCTGGTGGGGTTGTTCTTGAAGTTGGTGTTCTTGGATATTCGCCATACCTATCTGGATCTGACTGCACACCTGCTTTTGGATTGCTTAACAATCCATCAGCTGGTACACCCAACACGTTAGCTGAAGCTCGTGCTAGTGTACCAAGAACACCCTGTGTACCAATACCTGTTACTTGCTGTATTGCTGAACCTAACACTCCGCCCAGGGTTCCTGCAACAGTTTGACCACCAATGGCTGACACACCTGGTAGACCAGACATACTTCCAGGTAATGTTGTTTGCTGTCCTGGTGGTAATGCTGAAGAGGTGTTATTACCAACTGCGGTGGCAGCAGATTCTGGAACTCCTTCAGCAGTCTCAGAATCTGAGTTTTGCGTTGAATTCTTACCAGTTGAGTCACCACATGAGCCGTGGCCTCCCCACGGCTCAGCTTCAGGAGCCGCAGTCACTACGCCTTGTCTGTATCCTTTGTTAACAGAAAGATCATTTAATGCAGGTAGTTTGGCTTCGTCAGCCTTAGGACCATTCATGTCAATTTTCTGCGCGGTTTCTTTGTAGTTGCCTGTTACCAAAAGATTGGCATTTTTCTTAGCAGTGGTATTAACATTTTCTCCAGTGACCTGTATATCAGCTACCGATTGCATCCTGATATCACCTGTACGGCTGCGCATGTTAATATCATTTCCTTCTATATTAACTGCTCCTTGTGCGGCAAGGTTGAGGTCGCCCATTGCATGTAGATTTATATGGCCAGCGCCAAACACACTGAAAGATCCGTCTGCTCCTAATTCTACCCAAGCTGTTCCGTCTTTATTTGCCATATATACAAATCCACAACTGTCGTGTAAAACAATCTGGGCACCGTTGCGTGTTCTTAATCGAATAAGCCTATTATTGCCGTCTGTATCGCCGTCGTCCATGACAAACTGTTGCTGACCGCGAGTCAGCGTACCATGTACACGACTTGGACTTTCGCGTTGGCTGGTACTAGATGAAAATCCCCTGAACGGATCTTGATCAAGTCCTTGCTTCTTTAAGGAATCATCCAGCACACGATGACGTACCCTTTCCGTTGGCTGATCGGTTTCGTTGGTATGATTGTGCTCTGTTACAGGGCCTTCAACTACGTTGCCGTCTTTGTCCTTATACTTTCCTGTACCAATACCTGGTAATGAATGTGTAAGATTATCCTGGAACATTGTACCAATCACAACTGGTTGTCCTAGATCACCGTTAAGGAATGCAACTGTTACCTGTGTTCCAATATCTGGAGCAGGCGTAAATGTACCATAGGCTTTTTGTACTTTTTCAAAGTCTGCTTGGTTGCTTCCTGGGTTTGGTGTTGCACCACCATGTGGTGTCAGAGACTTGGCTGTTATCCAGCTGTTTGGATCAGTTTCTGCTCCGCCAAATGCAGGAACATGTATTTGCATCCTATTTAATTTTAGCGCATCAATGTTGTTCATTACCTTGGCGGTATAAAAGCCAAATGCACTATTATTTTGTCCACTAGGTCCGTCGCGGTGTGCTGGCGCTACTGTGCCTCTGTCGGATGTGTTAATTGGTCTTGCCATCTCTGTACCTTAAGTTATGTTGGTGGTCTGACAGTGGCTTTTTCTAAAGCCGTGTACATGGATTCACCGTGTATCATTAAATCTCGAACGCCTGTTAATTCTTGTTCAAATCTGCCGCCAACAAATCTATTCCTGCATTCAGTTACTGTATACACACCTGATATCGTTCTATTGGTCGGTGCAAGACCAGATTCTGTTTGAGTTGCAAGATCAGCAGATCTGACTTCCATATAAAACTTTTGTTGTCCTACAAAGAAATCTGCACGAGCGGCTTTTGCTCGCGTGATATCAGCTGGTATGCGTCCTGAAAAAGGTCCTTGAGAAAATACTGGTTTGGCCGCACCAAACCAGTATGGATCTCCTCGTATGGTCATTGTTATCTTTTGAAAGTCTGGTCCTGTATAGTTAAGTCCATCATACACATGTTGGAATTTCATTCGTCGACTTTCGGCCTGTGATGGGTTTGAATTTGCACCTGTGCCTTTATCTGTAGCATTATTATCATAGCTATACAGGTGCGGAAACACCGGAGCATCACCGGCACTTGCGCCACCTTGCCCTGACCCTGTGCCCGTTTGTATAGCTGGTATTTTTTCTTCGGCGTAACTTAGTTTTTGATTTACAGAATTAGTTGCACCCGACATCGGCTGTGCCGCGTTTACCAATCCTACCGCACTTAGTACGGTGTTTACTATACCTGGCCGTTGTGTTGCACCTGGGCCTGTGGTTGCGCCGGATCCTGGTGAATATTGTCTTAAAAGATGTTCGGCAATGAACAATCCATATTCTGCTTTGATTTCAAACTTCAAGATTTCACTATTGATACCTGTAAAATAGTAATCATATCGCTTGCGTAGATTATTGATGTAGGCAGCATTGCTCAATCGCGCGGCAACCTGTGTCTGGAATTCGCCTTTTTCAATCTGATTCACTGGACCGTAAAACCAGTCTGGACTGTCTTGCAAAAAGATATAATAGTAAAACTTTTTAACATAGTCATTGGTAATGGTATCCCATCTACTATCCGGGTCTACCATTACGTCTACGCGATAAATTTGTTTGATTTTTTTAGCATCTTCAAGTGCTTTGGCCTTGTCAGTAATTTTTAGAGGATCGCTAAGTGTGCCATCTTGATTGAGTCCGTACTGCATGGCTTTTGTATCTGCCATGGCATTGTCAATGCATTGTAGTATGGTTGAACCTTCTCTGTTGGTGTTCAGTAGGCCATTGCTGCCATCCATGGGTCTTGCTGTCTGGGATCGAAACTGTTGTTTCTCTGGATCGCTGGCTTCAAATTTGAAATGATCACTTGACGAAATAAATGGCTCTAGTATGAAATGCCATTCGTTTTCATACTGTTGCTCTCCTTTGCCAACTCTGCGTGTTTCTTCTTGCTTGAGTGTGGTTTCTAATTCTTTGATATAGTCCTTGAAATGACCCGCATGCTTGATTGTTTTGGTTGACGATAATGTGACATTGACATGCCGAGATGCGTCATAATCAAGTCCGCCAAAATGTAACTTGAACTCGCCGCCTTTTTCTGTCAGTCGTGTTTCTACTTTGAAAACCTGTACTATATAGATGCCGCGTTCGGGATCAATCTGTACGTTACCATTTGGAAGATGTCCTGGAAATTCAACTTCGATAAGATATCTACAATTGATAATGCCGTTGGCAACGCCAAGCGTGGCAGCAGATTCAACGATGGCATCCATGAACTTAAATCCGCTGGGATCTAGCACAGTCATGATTCCTTGTGCAAAGAAGGCAGAACGTGCATTTGGACTCAATGAATATGACTGCTTCAATTCTAAGTCTGTTAAAATGAACCTGCTGGTTGTTGCGCTTTCTGCTAGCGTGAATCCTTTACTGGGATCCATGAATAACGCATCTTGAGGACGCAGTAAACTAACACGTAGTCGATAATCCACACTATCATATTTGTTCAGTGTGTTTTGATCAAAGGTCAGTTTATCAAAAAGTGCTTTTGTTGTTACTGGCATCAGGCAAACCTTTTAACTGAATTTGGACTAGGTATAGTTATTTGTAATCCCGAAATAAAATCCCATACAGGATCTTCAAGTTTGTCTCTATTGATTGCGGCAAATACCCACCAGAGTTTAGCGGTACCATAAAGATCATATGCTAGTTTATCAGGACGGTTAGCATATTTTGAATCTATCATGTATTGAGATTGATCGCTGTCTAATAAAATAGCCTGAGGGGTAAGATAATCTAAGTACGCTGACTTTAACTTTGTTACCGAATAAAAACTGCGAGGATCGTATGCAACTGCCATTAGATGTATCCTTTATCTGCTAGTTGTCCACCTGCAAATTTACCAAGAGTAAATTCAGTACGAATTGGGCCAGTAGCACGTTGCACCATGAGTTCAATGTCGATTGTAAACAGCGTAGGAACCGCATGGTATTGGCCATCTACATTTAACTCTGCGTAGTCCACATCATCTGGTAAAGTTATACTGAAGCTCTTGACAACAACCGGTACGTTTTCAAACATATATCTTCCGTATGCTGTAAAACTAAGCACAGGAGGTGGCGCACCTCTAAGAGGATCGCCTTCACCATAACGCATCTTTGTTATTGTGCGCAAGAAATGTATCACACCCAAGCTGTGCTTTGCCCAAAGATCAGTTTGTGACGTAAATTTAGCACTGATACCGATATTTTGGATCTGAGAACGATTGAATGCATGTGGCTGATAGTTAGTATGTGTCAGTTCCATTTCAGTGTACATTGCTTCAATACCGGTGCGTATCGTCGGTGTATAAGGAAAATTCAATACAAGGGTGTTGCCGCCACCGACAGCATTGCCGCCGAGTTTGGCTCTAACCCAGTCAGTAACCCCTTCAATACCTTGGCTGATTATGTTTGTACCGTTCTCTCTCGGCCCAGCTGTCCGTAGGAAACCCAGCAAGGGGCTGTTGGCAGCTTCGGCACCAAGTACTGTATTTGGGTCTGCTCGCATTGCGAGTCGGGCTGTGGTAATAGGCATGATAAACTATTTAGTGCTTTGAAAAACCCAGCTTTATTGCATTTGGTATCTTAAAGAGGTTGACATCCACTGACTAAAACCGTATACTGTTATACATGACAACTTCACCCGCAAAAACAATATATCTATCAAACAAAGATCTTCTCAAAGAGATCCACCACAGCAAAATGACTTATTGCTGGGTCAAAAGTCCAGAATATTACTATTACGATTTGATCCTTGACGATCTTGCCAAGTTCCATAATCGCAAAAATGTAGCCTTTCCTAAGGGAGCAATAACTACAGCGAGAGAGAATCGTGCCAGTAGGCAAGCGGCGCAAGCATTGGAAGTCGCAGACCGTGAATGGCGAGAAACAGGGCAAAAAGGATTGAAACCAAAGCTGGATCAGTTCTTGCCAGATCCCAAGAAAATACCAGTGGAAGAACTAGTGATACGCACATCTTCTAGCTTTGACCATATTCCAGTTGAACCAGGGCGTAAAAACAAGCCCAAGATCACAGCAGACCTACACTCAAAAGTAAACTTTCCTCCATTCAAGCATTGGGTCAAGATTGAAGATGAATGGGTCGAGGTAGCCCGTAGTCACTGGAAAGGCGATCTCAAGAAGGGACAATTTAGTGTCAGTCATGGCAAAGTAGTTGATAACCTTGCCAGAATGTACATTAAATTGTGTGAGCGTTACAGCATGCGATCAAATTGGCGAGGCTATACCTACGTTGAAGAAATGCGAGGGCAAGCATTACTGCAACTCAGCCAGATTGGTTTGCAGTTTGACGAAAGCAAAAGCTCTAACCCATTCGCATACTATACCGCGGCCATAACCAACAGCTTCACCCGTGTGCTCAACATGGAAAAGAAGAATCAAAATATCCGAGACGATCTCTTGCAAGACGCAGGACAAATGCCCAGCTGGTCACGCCAGCTAGAATACCAAGCACAACAAGTAGCCACAAGAGAGCGCAATGCTGCCTTGAGCGAAGGTGCCAAGGATGAGGAAGAAGTATAATATGGACATGCAACATTATAAAGACTTTGTTGAGCGTATCACTAGCCCGCAAAGCAATAACCTACATGATTTTATCAGCCGCTGTAGAGAACTTGAGGAACAGACCGCAGTTGAAGGCGCACCAGATCTCAATGTGCCGTTGTTTTTGACTGCGGCCATGGGCATTGGTAGCGAGGGCGGAGAGTTCCAGGAAATTGCCAAGAAGATCTTCTTCCAAGGCAAGCCTTTCACACAGGATGTTGTGTTCCATCTCAAACGTGAACTAGGTGATATCATGTGGTATTGGGTCAATGCGTGTCGCGCACTTGGTCTCAATCCTGACGAAGTCATCTATGAAAACATCGCCAAGCTAGAATCACGATACGGCGATAGTTTTTCAGTTAACCGTAGCGAGATCCGAAAAGACGGCGATCTCTAATCACTAGAAGGAACACAATGGGTCAACTATTCAAGAAGGCAGCTTGCTTTACGGACATTCATTTTGGTATGCGTAGTAACAGTCGTACACACAACGACGATTGTGAATCGTTCATCAAGTGGTTTGTAAAGGAAGCACAAGCGGCTGGCGCTGAGACTTGTATTTTTCTTGGTGACTGGCATAACAATCGTTCAACAGTCAATGTGAGTACGCTGAACTATACAGTGAGCAATCTAGAGTATCTCAGCAAGAGTTTTGACCGTGTGTTCTTTATCACTGGCAATCACGACTTGTTCTATAGAGAAAAGCGTGAGATCCATAGCTTGCCATTTGGCAAGTACCTTACCAACATCACCATGGTCAATGAAGCCATAGTCGAAGGCGACGTTGCTATCGTTCCATGGCTTGTGGGTGAAGAATGGACCAACATGAAGAAGCTAGACAGCAGATATGTGTTTGGACATTTTGAGTTGCCCAGCTTCAAGATGAATGCCATGGTTGAAATGCCTGATCATGGCGGACTCAATGCAGGTCACTTTCCAAACCAAGAACTTGTGTTCTCAGGACATTTCCACAAGCGCCAACAGAAAGGCAATGTTGTGTACATGGGCAATCCATTTCCGCATAACTTTGCTGATGCATGGGATGACGAACGTGGCATGATGCTGTTGGACTGGGGTGGCAAGCCAGAGTACAAGAGCTGGCCAGATGCACCCAAGTTCCGTGTGCTTACACTGGGTGGTGTGATTGAAGATCCAGGTCGGGTACTTGATAAAAACACATTTGCTCGTATCAGCATTGACATTGATATCAGCTATGAAGAAGCACAGTTCCTTAAGAAAACATTCATGGAAGAATACGGTTGTAGGGATCTCACACTGATTCCTGCAAAGAAAGAAGAGCATGCCAAAGAATGGACTGCTGAGGATGTGAAATTTGAAAGCGTTGACCAAATCGTCATGACGCAATTGAATGCGATCGACTCAGATGTGATCGACAAGAAGATGTTGGTTGACATCTACAACGGTCTTACAGTATAATGCAGGACAATCAATGCTGACAATTAAAAATCTCACGGTAAAGAACTTCCTGTCTGTTGGTAATGTTACCCAAGCGGTAAACCTTGACCAACATGGCCTCACCTTGGTCATTGGTCTTAACATGGACATGGGTGGCGAAGGCGCACGTAACGGTGTGGGTAAGACCACTATCGTCAATGCACTCAGCTATGCATTGTATGGCAATGCACTCAGCAACATCCGTAAGGACAATCTTATCAACAAGACCAATGATAAGAACATGTTGGTCACAGTGGAGTTTGAAAAGAATGGCCACAACTATCGTATTGAACGTGGCCGCAAGCCCAACATATTTCGTTTCGCAGTTGATGATGACGAAGTAAACGAAGCCGGCACCAACGAAGGACAGGGCGAAAACAAACTTACCCAGGAAGCAGTAGAACGCATCCTGGGCATGAGCCACGAGATGTTCAAACATATCCTGGCACTGAATACCTACAATGAACCTTTCCTAAGCATGAAGAACAATGATCAGAAAGAGATCATTGAAGAGCTACTGGGTATCACACTACTCAGTGAAAAAGCAGAGCTTCTTAAAGAAGCAATGAAAAACACACGCGATGGTATCAAGGAAGAAGAATTCCGTATCAGGGCTTTGCAAGAAACCAATGCCAAGATACAGAGTTCTATTGAGGACATTGAACGTCGTAGTCGCATCTGGGTCAAGAAGAAAGATGATGACATGGTCAAGTTGGTTGCTTCAATCAACGAACTTGAAACCATTGACATTAACCAAGAGCTTGCAAACCATTCAGCACTGACTGCATGGAAAGAAAAAGAACAAAAGATCAAGCGTTATACCAAGGACCTGGCAAATGCACAGGCAGCAGTAAAGCGACTGAGTGGACAGTTGGTAGAGTTGACCGGTGCATGTGACAAAGCAAAAGATCACAAGTGCCATGCTTGTGGACAGGGCTTGCATGATGACCAACAGTCATCCATGATATCTGAGCTGGAATCTGCTATGATGAGTGTGGCAGACGATCTAGAGCGCGAGCATGCACTAGAGCAAGAGGCCAAAGCAAAAATTGAAGAATCTGGCAGTTTGGGTACAGCACCACGTGTTCGGTATACCGACATAAATGATGCTGTGAACCACAAGAGTAGCTTGGAAAATCTAAAGTCGCAGTTGGTACAGCGTGATGCAGATAAGGATCCATATCAGGATCAAATTGAAACATTGCGCAACAAAGCACTAGCGGAAGTTGACTGGAACCCAATAAACACTCTTAACAAGAAGCTTGAACATCAAGAGTTCTTGTATAAGTTGCTCACTAACAAGGACTCATTTGTGCGACGTCGCATCATTGAGCAGAACTTGAGCTATTTGAATCACAGGTTGAATCACTATCTTACATTGCTACAGCTACCACATGAAGTCAATTTCCAAAGCGACCTTACTGTTGGTATCAAGATGCTGGGACAAGAATTTGACTTTGACAATCTCAGCCGTGGCGAACGCAACAGGCTCATCTTAGGATTGAGCTGGAGTTTCCGAGACGTGTTTGAGAGTTTGAATTTTCCTTGTAATTTGCTGTTCATTGACGAGCTTGTAGATTCAGGTATGGATCCAGTAGGTGTAGACGCCGCACTGGCCGTGCTCAAGAAGTTCAGCAGAGAATCAAAGAAGAATGTTTTCTTGATATCTCATAGAGATGAATTGATAACACGTGTAAACAACAGTTTGCAAGTTGTCAAAGAAAACGGATTTACCACGTTCTCGACGGATGTGGATATGATGGAGGCATGAAAATGACCGAACAAACAAAAAGCAATCACGACATTATTGCAGAAGCATTTCAAACGTATCTTGATGAGAACGCAAAGTTCACTGGCAAAGGCGTCAAGGCGGCTGCAAGTCGCGCACGTAAGGCACTAGGTGACATTCGCAAGGCAGCTGGTGAGCGCCGTAAAGAAATCATGGTAGAGAAAACTGCTATGACCGAGAAGAAGGCCTGATAAACAGGTTCATAGCATAAATCAAAGTACACATGGCGTCGAAAAGCAAAAACAAAGGTAAGTCCTGGGAAAGAGATGTTGCAAATTTCTTGTCCGAACTGTATGGAGCGTCGTTCATACGTGTTCCATCTAGCGGTGCATACGTGGGCGGCAAAAATGCTGTTCGCAAAGAGTTCTTGCACGAAGGACAGATACGCTCAATGAAGGGCGACATCACTCCACCAGGTGAATGGAAGCACCTCAACATAGAATGCAAAAGCTATGCTGAGTTTCCATTCCACCAGCTTTTCACGTCAGGTAAGATAACACTCTTAGACAACTGGATAGATCAGACCATTGAAGCTGCCGATGAAAACGACCTTAACATCGTTATCATGAAGTTCAACAGAAAAGGCAGCTTCATTGCGTTTGAGTACAAGCACTTTCCTACATTTACAACACATAGGCATGTCCGTTACGACAGCGTAAAACACGGACCATGGGCATTTACAGGCTTTGACGACTTTTGGCAATTGAACAAAGACGCAGTTAAAACCCTTTCTATCCCTTAAAACTCCCCACAGGCTCATCTCTACCGATAGGCTGCGCAACGGCCGCATAACTAGTTGCCCTAGACCTGGACACACGTATCGCAGGGACGGAAATTGTGCGCGGTAGCACAGACTCAGCACCACTATCCTTTACAGGACGTAAGTCAAACGGTATGAAACTGGCTTGGTGTGAGAATAGCAAAACCGAAATGAGCAAGCTCTATTGACAATTATAACTTGCGTGATCCCAGGACGATTCTATCGGGTGTCTTGGGTTAGTCAGCGTCATTAAAAGAAGATAGACGTAAAAAGGTACAGCATGACCGCCTTTGCCCTCTGGGTTGTTTCTGATAGATGTGGTATGGTACTCTGGAGAAAGTCCTTAGTCCAGCTTTTCACTTTGCCCTTAACAGGGCGAAGTGTGGCTGGAACCTCAGAGAAAATATCATCTTGTTTCACTAGTAAACAAAATAACTTAGAATCTAAAAAGTAAAAATGATTCATGAACATATCACGAGCGATAGCGATGTGAATGTGAAATGAAGGCTGCGACAGCAGCCAGGTGTTAGAGGATACTTGAAATATAAGGCAAGTTCTGACTTACATCATCTGTTGTGTTTTTGTCTTAACACCAGCTAGCTTCATGTCTAGTTCGACTTTGTCCTTGACTACTTCTGCTAGGACTTGCCTTTCTTCCAGGCTCATATTGATCACTTCGTTGTAGCTTAGGCCACTATAAACCGCTAGCTGTTGCACGTCTTTGATCAGGCCCCTGGCTTCAATTCTATACTCATCAACGTATTTCATTACCTGAGCGTTGTCTGTGGTGCTCAGGAGCCTTGAGCGAAAAAACTTACTGGGTCCAGGGTAAAGTCAACTTCAAACCTACGACCACATCCTTCTTGTCCACAGATGACTTCTACACGAGTTTCAGCACCGCTCTGATTGACTTCTCTTATCTTGTTTTCAATCTTCTTGAATTCACCGGTTTCAAGTTGTGATAGCCATTCGCTAATAGCTCCACGGTCGGTAATTTCTTGACCGTCAGGAGTAACAACTGCATCAATAACTTTTGATATGATTTCTTGTGCAAGTTCAATGTTACGACCAGTTACTTCATTACTGACACGTAACTTCAATCCTTCGTCTTCTGAATCCATGACTGCCTGTAGCTTGCGAACATTTTCAAATTGCACCATACCCAGTTTGTTTTGATCTGAAAGAGTGCTAGGACTTAACCGTATAGTAAGTTCATTGCTCAGTACTACTTCGTTTACTGGAGCAATACCCTTGATTTTTATCAAGAGATTATCTACGCTAATACCGTATGTGCCTGACCAATCACCGCATGGACATGTGGTGCTGATATCCATCTTTTCTCCGTATGTGGCCTTGCGTATGGCAAGCAATATAGCGTCTACGTCTGGGTTTGGCATTTCGCTTGGGTTAGAAATGTCTGGAACACAGCTCTTTATCAACTGTATGATAGCATCGCCATTGAGCAATGAGTCAGCATTTTTAACCAGCAGTTCATCTTTTGCAGTCATTGGAAATACTGCAATTTCTCCGTCAACTGTTACCTTGGGCGGTGTCTTGTAAAACTTTCCTCCGCTGGGTAATGTTACATTGAGTCCTGGCTTTCTAAAATACTGGCCTAACGGGTTGTTAGCTTGTGTCATGTGTTGATCCTCCGATTACTTTTATTTAGCTGGGTTATAATGGGGGTATTTACTCGTTCAAACACCACTTTTTCAAACCGGTAAATAAACGATAACATTGGATGACTCTACATGGCATTACCACCAGATCCGGATCAACTCACTAACAAAATTGCCAACTGGCCAAAATGGGCCACGGAAGAATCTATCAACAGTCTTTCGGCTGCAATGGGCCGAAACAACGGTTCTCTGTTGGCTGCGGTAAAGAAGACCAATGAACTTTTAGCAAAGCAACAATCATCTGCTTCAAAAGATCAAACCGCACAGAAAGCAGTGATTGGATCTCTAGACAAGAGTGTGAAAGTACAGCAAAGCAATGCCAATGCAATAAAGTCACTGAGTGCTGGACTTAGCAGTATTGCCAAAGGACAGGCCGCAGTAGTTGCCGCTATAAAACAGCAAAACAATGCCAGTGCTATCAAATCGCTGAATCCTGGTATCAGTAGCCTTGCCAAGGGACAAGCCGCAGTAGTCGCGGCTGTGCGCCGCTTAGAATCCAAGAATAAGACATCCGGTGCTAAAGTAACTCCTGTTACAGGCGTAAGTGCGGCATCTATATCACTAGGAAATCGCACACTGACTCGTGCAGTTGAGGTAGGTTTTAGGTCGTTATCACAGCAACAGTCACGTTCCAATGCACTACTGAAATCTATCAATAATAACACATCTGGTGGTTTAAGAGGGTCTGTTGATACCAACATCAATCGCAGAGCTGGGCAAACACAACAGCAAAATACCACTAACCGCAGAACACGCAATGCTAATAATGCAAATCAAGCTGAAAATCTTGATGATATGGTTGGAGGCAACAGATTTAGATTTAGCAAAAGACGTTACGAGTTTGCTGACAGGAAAAATCCTAGATTTGATTCGGCTACAAATAGAGCCACTGCTTCTATTCGTAGTGTTAGAGATGATCTGAAAAAAATGACCCCGGCACAGCGCAAAGAAGCCGCACGTATCATTGCCGAAGATATCAAAGCTACATTTGGTGCCGCTGCAAAGAAACCTCTACAGGAATTCCAAGCAAAAGTAACTGCCGCCGCCGGAGATGCTGACAAGTTAAACAAGGCTTTCAAAGAACTAAAACAACGCATAGAATCTGAAGAAGTCCAATCTAAAGGCCGCCCAGGTGAATCAAATTCAGGCACTTATAGACGCACAATGGGCCTTGATCCTAACGCAAGCAAATATAAAGAAGCTGCCGGGAAAGCCAAATCTGGAGATGCAATAGGTAGTGTACTAAGTCTATTTGGTGGTTTGCTTGAATCTGCTGGCGGACTGTTAATACGCACATTTGGCATGAGACTTGCTCCAGTAATAGCTGCCACAGCCGCAATGTTTAGTGTACTAGTTGGTGTTACTGAGCAACTGATCAAAATTTGGAAGATGGGTGCTGAGTCAACAACACGAGCACTCATGCAAGGTCTTGACGGCCTAACCAATTCCGCAGTTAGCTATGCCATTGCCGCAAAAACTGCTGGACTAACAATAGAACAGTTTGAAAAAGCTCTAAGAAGCGCCGGCGGCATGGCAAATCTTCTTGATGACAATGTCAGGAACACCGGACAGGCATTTGCCGACGGAATCAAGGCTTTCCGAGAAGCCGCCAGCAGAGCAAATTATTTTGGACAGAGCTTTGAAGAACTAAACAGATCATTTGGACGTTCAATACAGATGGTAGCACTGGCTGGCCTTAAAGGCAGCGATGCTGTCACTACGGCAACACAAATGGCACTAGGTGAAGCTGATACGGTAAGACGTCTTGCTATTTCTACAGGTAAGACTGTGGAAGAAATCAACACTAGATTTGATGACCTTGCCAGGAACGATTATTTCCGACTAAGCACAAGTAGATTATTAGCACGTGGCGAACAAGCCGCGGCTATGCAAGTTAATAATCTTGCCAAAGCATTTGTTGCGGCTAGTGATGAATTTGGCAAAGGCATGGCTGAAGACATGTCATTGGCTGCTATTGCAGGAGTTGATCCATCCATGCTTGGTGGACCGTATCAACAGATGATGTTGATGTTCCCAGAACTTGAGAAAGCAATCAGAGACGGACAACGAGCCGGTATGACACCGGAACAGCTTAATCAAGTGATGGCTCAGCAAGCACAGATGATCATGCGCGATCCAAGATACACAGGTCAGATCAGCATGATGGCAATGGACAAAGACATGCGTCCACAGCTGAGATTCTTGCAACAACTTGCTTCATCAAGGACAGACTTAGCACAACCAGGTGGTCCTACAACAGAAGGAGCCAGGGCCGCAGCCACACAGCAAGACCTTGATGCGTCACTGCAGAGATTGCAAGGATCTATACTACAAGCAGTTGAACCATTGATGGGTACAATTACTAATATGGTAAAAGCCCTTACTGGTTTAATTGAAGGGTTCAACAGTTTAAGTAACGCTACTAAAACTCTTATAATAGCATTTGGTGTTATTGCGGCAACACTTGGTGCTGGAATATTGACCGGAAAAGGATTTTCTCGCGCCATGGGCGGCGGGCGAAGCGGCCCGACACCACCGCCTGGTGGTGCAGGCGGTGCAACTCCTTCGGGTAGCGGACCTAGAGGTGGAGGAACGCCGCCAGGCGGTGCAGGTGGTGCAGGCGGAGCCGCAGGCGCAGCCGAAGGAGCAGCTAGCGGCGGCTGGAGAGAAGCACTTAAGAAAGGTGCAGGCCGTCTTGGAAGAATTGGTAAAGCTGGTGCACTTGGGTTATCAGCATTGCTTGGTGGACTACTAGGAGGGTCAACACCTGCTGAAGGAGGAACCCCACCACCTGCTGAAGGTACTCCACGACCACCGGCCACCGGTACTCCACGACCTGCAGATCCAAGGTTTAATACAGATCCAATGGGCAATCCAATTCCTAAGGAAATTGAAGCCAAACCTGCGGAAGTAAAACCAATTGAAGTCAAGCCAGGTACTGCTGAAGTCAAGCCAATTGAAGCCAAACCTGCGGAAGTAAAACCAATTGAAGTCAAGCCAGGTACTGCTGAAGTCAAGCCAATTGAAGCCAAGCCTGCGGAAGTAAAACCAATTGAAGTCAAGCCAGGTACTGCTGAAGTCAAACCAATTGAAGCCAAGCCTGCGGAAGTAAAACCAATTGAAGTCAAGCCAGGTACGGCTGAAGTCAAACCAATTGAAGTTAAACCAGTTACTGGAGAAGTCAAACCAATTGAAGTCAAACCAATTGAAGTGAACCCAGTTGACGTAAAACCAGCAGAAGCTAAACCAGTTGACGTAAAACCAGCAGAAGCTAAACCAGTTGACGTAAAACCAGCAGAAGCTAAACCAGTTGACGTAAAACCAGCAGAAGCTAAACCAGTTGAAGTAAAACCAGCAGAAGCTAAACCAGTTGAAGTCAAACCAATTGAAGTCAAACCAGTTACTGGAGAAGTCAAACCAATTGAAGTAAAACCAATTGAAGTGAACCCAGTTGACGTAAAACCAATTGAAGTGAACCCAGTTGACGTAAAACCAATTGAAGCCAAGCCTGCGGAAGTAAAACCAATTGAAGTCAAGCCAGGTACGGCTGAAGTCAAACCAATTGAAGCCAAGCCTGCGGAAGTAAAACCAGCTGAACCACCTAAACCTACTGTGCAAGGCAAAGTTGAACCACAGCCTAATAAACTTATACTGGACGAAACCGGTAAGCCTTTGCCTAATCAAGCAGAAGCAAGTGCAAGAGCAAATTCAGCTAGACCAGCCGGTACACCGGGTGAATTGCCCGGTGCAAGTGCAGGCAATGCAGCCGAAGGTACATCGACACGATTTTCTAAACTAGCTACGGGTGCCAGAAGTATTGGAAGAACAGCACGTGCTGGTGGTGTTTTTGGTGCGTTATTTGATACAGCACTAAACGAAATAACTGACATCAGAGAACTAAGAAATGCACGTCAAGCAGTACTTGATGGATATAGAAGCGGTGAAATAGATCGTAAAACTGCAACTGATGCGCTTAAAGAAATTGATGATAAGATAGCTGAATCTCGAGGCGGCTCTCTTGCACGTGGTGCAGTTGCAGGTGCCGGAGGTGCTATTGGTGGTACTGTTGGTGCTGTAGCAGGCGGCGGAGTAGCATCAGTAGTAACCGGTACAGCTGGTGCCATTGGCGGAAGCATGCTAGCTGATTCGTTGCTAGGTGATACTGCGCACTCTGCAGGCGGTTGGTTATCACGACAATTATTTGGAGGTAGCAATTCATCTGCCTCTTCAGAGTTAGATAGGCAAGATGCAGTTGATGATTCAAAGTTACCACCATGGATGCGCGGGCTTGGATTTAAGAAAGGCACCGCTTTCACTGACAGACAACTGGAGGTAATTGATAATCAGTTGAGCACTGGATTATCAATGAGAGATATTGGTTTACCAGATTGGGCCCAATCTGCATATAAAAACCGAAGGAGAGGAAAATTACTCACGGGCCCTGATCAATCTCCAGAGGTACGTAAAAAAGCATTACAGGAAAATAATCAACTTGATATAACAGGGTCTCTTGTGCCGCCAGCAATGGCAGGTGCGGCAGCTACTGCCGCAATAGCTGCCGCAAATGCAGGTGGTGAAGTAAGTCCTGTGCAGGCAGGTAAACCAGCACAAGCAGAAAAAATGACAGCAGACTACATGGCTAGCGCACAGAAAGCTAAGTTCCAAGGTGATCAAATCAGTGCCGAGCGGTCGGCAGCGGCTACAGCAGTTGCACAGGTAGCAACTGCTGTACAACCAGGAAAAATGCAAGCATCAGATAGCACACTAAACATTGCAGGAAAACCTGTAGTAAAAGGCCAACCATTGACATCAGACCAGATGGCAGCAATTGGTATGGCCCTCAGCATGAATCCTGCTAACGCTAAAAATTATCCAGACTGGGTACTTGCACAATATAACAAGCAAAAGGCACAAGGTGCGGTTAGCTCTGTAACACCGGGTGCTGTGGGGGCAGTGGCAGCAACAGGTGCACTGGATAGGCCAGCAGACTCTAACTTTGCTGGCGCTGGCCGAGGTAGTGCAAACGATCCTCGTCGCACTGATTTTGAAAAACTTCGCGTTGACGATAAGTCGTTAGCCGTAATGGCAATGACTGGCGACAAAGATGCCAAATTAGAACTTGATAAACGTCGTGGCGTGGGCGAACTTGATCCTCGTCGCACTGATTTTGAAAAACTTCGCGTTGACGATAAGACATTGGCAGGAATGGTTGTAGCTGGCGACAAAGATGCCAAATTAGAACTTGATAAACGTCGTGGCGTGGGCGAACTTGATCCAAATGTTGATAAACAGTTACGCACCCAGACTGACCCAACAGGTAAACCAATTCCGGTTGCTGTACAATCTGATCCTTTAAGGCCAGTATCAGTAGCAGTGGTAGAAGGGTCATTCCAGCCTATAGAAGCATCTATAGGTCAACTTGTTGCTATGGCAAAATCGGGTGACAAGGATGCTATAGCAGAACTCAAGAGAAGAAAAGAAAACGCAGATTCTACTGTAGGTAAAGTACAGTCAGTGACGATGTCGGATTTCAGCGGTCCAAAGTATGCACAATGGCGCAAAGACACTGGACAGCAAAATGAAACTGATTTGCTTGCAGAAAAATATAAAAAACACATGCTTGCATACGAGCAAGCTCGTGGAAGCATAGAAACACCAAGCGGTTCTACTGGTATTGGATCTATTACTGCTGGAGCCATTGGATCTTTTCTTAATATGAGTGACGAGCAACCAAAAGATTCTGCACTACTAGCCAAAGAAGCATCAGCAAAATTAAGCGAAGTGAATCTTTCTAATCTTGTGGAAAAGCAAGCCGAAACCAATATGCTATTAACAGCATTGCTTGATAAGCAAGGACAAGTGGCAGGAGATGCTAGACGCACAGTTGATGTACTAGAAAACCTGAATAGTAAGTCATAACAGAGCAAGGTAAATAACTGTATGAGTTGGCGCAAACATTTCAAAATATGGGATCCAACATCGTCTAACAATCAGATGATGTCAGTGAATCCCCAAGATCCAAGACAACAAGGTCGTGGAGTACAATCCAGCAAGTGGAATAGTTATCTTGCTGAAGTCTATACTGGACAACCAAATAGGACGGATCGTTACACACAATACGATCAAATGGATCAGGACAGTGAAATCAATGCTGCCTTGGATACCATTGCAGAGTTCTGCACACAGTTTGACGAGAACAAAGGCGTTCCTTTTGAATTGTTCTACAAGCAGGATCCCACAGAAGCAGAACAGCAGGTGCTAGAAAAAAGCCTGAATCAGTGGTGCAACATCAATGACTGGGACAAGCGTATCTGGCGTGTGGTTCGTAGCACATTGAAGTATGGCGATCAGTTCTTTGTGCGTGACCCAGAAACATATGAACTGTTGTGGATCAACCCAGCCGATATGGTCAAGATCATCATCAATGATTCCAAGGGCCGCGAAACAGAACAGTATGTGATGCGTAATCTTGCGCTGAACATGATTGACAAAACAGCCACAAGTCCAGTTGAGCATCAGACAGCATTTACCAGCATGGTTGGTATGAGCAAGTCTGCTCCTGTGCTACAAAACTTCCGTCAGGGTTCTCCTAACGGAAGCAACATCAGCGACAAAGAATTTGCTGTTGATGCCAGCCACATTATGCAGTTGAGCCTCAGTGAAGGCATGGACAGCAACTGGCCATTTGGTACCAGTGTGCTTGAACCTATTTTCAAGATCTACAAGCAGAAAGAATTGCTTGAAGACTCAATCATCATCTATCGTGTGCAACGTGCGCCAGAACGTCGTGTGTTCTATATTGACGTAGGTAACATGCCCAGCCATATGGCAATGGCATTCGTTGAACGTGTTAAGAATGAAATCCATCAACGTCGCATACCCACACGCTCAGGTGGCGGCGCAACAGTTATGGATTCAAGCTATAACCCATTGAGCATGCTTGAAGATTACTTCTTCGCGCAGACTTCGGAAGGCCGAGGTTCTAAGGTTGAAGTGCTGCCGGGTGGCGACAATCTAGGACAGATTGACGACCTAAAATTCTTCACTAATAAAATGATGCGAGCATTGCGCATCCCTTCAAGCTACATGCCTACAGGACCAGATGATGGTACTGCTGTTTATAATGACGGCAAAGTGGGCACAGCATATATCCAGGAATATCGCTTTAACAAGTATTGCCAGCGCATGCAGAACTTGTTATGCACCACACTGGACCACGAATTCAAGATGTTCTTGAAGTGGAAAGGTGTAGAGATTGATTCCGGCGTGTTTGATCTACGATTCATTGATCCACAGAGCTTCAGCGAATACAGAGACATTGAGCTTAACAGCAATCGCTTGCAGGCATTCTCACAAGTTGCTGAGACTTCTTATTTGTCAAGACGCTTTGTGCTTGAGAAGTATCTGGGCTTGACCAAAGAAGAAATCAAAGAAAACGAGCGCATGTGGAAAGAAGAAAATCCAGGTGGAGCCGCAGGTGCTTCATTGGATGCTGAAACATCCAATACAGACCTAGCAAGCGTGGGTATTAGACAGCCCAACTTGACACCGTTAGAAACAAAAGACTTAGAAAATAGTCTGGGTGCCGCTGAAGAAAATCCCGCCGGCACTGACACAGCACCTGCTGGCGCAGTTCCTGCAGGCGCAGAAGCACCACCTCCAGGAGGCGCAGGCATATGAAATTAAGAGAATTCAAAGAGCCAACAGAACCGGATCCACAGAGCTTGGAAATTGGCTATAACAACCCGTTGACTAAAAAAGATACACGTAGAACACGGTTAACACTAGAGCACCTTAACAAACTAAGGTCCATGCGCGAGCTTAAGAAACAACAACAAGCCGAAGAGCGCAAGCATTATGCGGAAATCTACGCCAGGGCCGGCGGTTGAAGGTGATACTTATCACCAAGACCAAATAGAAAAACTCCGCTTTTTTCACCATTTGAAGCTGTATAGTACACGGTGTCCGTAAATAAAAGCACGGACATACCTGTCTTTGGCCAAAGGAGAGCTTAGAAATGTCACATAAACAATTAGAAAAAGTCCTAGAGCACTTGCTCAATCATGATCAAGAAGCCGCAGGCGATTTATTGCATAGTTACTTCGTAGAGAAGGGACGCGGCATATACGAGAGTATGATTCAGTCTGATGAACAGATTGAAGAAGAAATCAGCGGCGACCCAGTACACGATTTTGAAGAAGAAGTTATTGCTGACGAAACAGAAATTGAAAATGAGGAAATGTTCTCCGAAGAAGACGG